GATGTGCTCTGTTATCACTTGTGGGACTTCAATAAGAAATACAAGTTTGAGTATTCAGGCAGAACTATGACGACACGGGACAGCCAAGACATTGAGCCAGTATTTAGAATTGATCCGAAGGATTGCGTTATCGTGGAGAGATATTCCTAATGGCTTCAACCATCACACACTGTATAGCGTCAGCACTGCCCCCAAGGAATTGCGGGGTGTATTTGGCGATGTGCCGTATCAGCAATGGAATGTGTCAGCGATGCTATAGAGGGGTTACAATATGAGTGGAATACTTAAATTTTTTATGGCAAAGATGTTGCTATTTAATGAGGATAGAGTGGATAAATTAATAACAGCAGACGGTTTCGATGAGGCGATTGTTGGTATTGTTGCCGATCCCGTCACTGGCTCGGAGAGACTGATCTACGACTACGAAAGGTGCATTAAGATCCTCGTTGACACGGCTATGGTGGATGAAGAGTTGGCGAATGACTTCATGCAAGACCATGTCATGACAGGTAACCTTGGGGCGAGCACACCACTGTTTGTGAACAAGTGTGGCAGCGATTATTTATTTGGAACTCTCCATTAATGGATATTTTGGCAGTGTATAGCTCTTGGAGAGACGGCTGGAGAGGGTATTATTTGGGTGCTATGCACTGTTATTTCTTGTGTACAGATTTACAATGATTTATATAAATTTACTAGGTTTTGCAAAAGTTTATGAATGTTTGCAATCACTATACCCTAAAAGGGTACAGTAAAGGGTACAGTAAAATGAGCTATACCCTGCCGCAAAGTATTGATATTACGCTGTTTATTGTATTATCAGTGTACAGTGTATAGTATATATATATAAATTCATATTACGGTTATATAAACGCATAAAAGGGGGTTTATATAAGGAGTAAATGGTATATATAGGGGGGTAGGTACACTGTACCCTGAAGGAGAAGAAATGGATAAAAAGGATATCAAAATAGCGACAGAAATATATGTGTATACGGATGGAAAGGTTTATAAGATGACCGCTGAAGATTTATCAGTTGAAACCCTACAATGCGTTTATGGGGATGTTCAAAAATGGATAACAAAGGAGAAAGAATGAAAAAGGAAATTTTATTAGGATTGGTTAAGAAATTAGAGGGTGAGAGAGATGTCATTCAGGCTGAAATTGGATTGTATTTGGATAGCGGTAATGTTATTCCAGCTCATACTAATTTTGCTGAGGAGATTGAGAACTTTGTGGATAAGTTGGCTCATGTGAACGAAAAGTTGAAAGTTCTTAGGTTTATGGTTGATAATATTGAATTATAAATATGAGTGATAGACCTATAATTTCCGATGACGAGATAAATCGTAAGATTTTGTTGAAGTCGTATCAAAAAAACAAAAGAAGTGAGGGTGCTGAGGGTGCTAAGAACTTTAAGCCCAACCCAAGAGGCAGACCAAAGGGTTCTACGAAGAAACAAAGGAAAATGTTAGCCGAAGCACCTACAAAGTTTGAAAAAGACGATGAATTTGGCTTGACCGACATGCAACAAGCCTTTGTTTGGTATTACACCGAGGGTACTTGCTCTCAAACTGAGGCTGCAAGACGAGCTGGCTATGAATTCCCTTCTGCACAGGCTAATAAGCTGTTAAATGGCAAGGATTACCCAAATGTGGTTAAAGCTATCATCCTGAAGAACGAGGAATTGGCTAAAAAGTATGCAATTACGCCACAAAAGACTGGAGCTATGCTTTGGAAGGTAGCTGAAGAGGCATTTGACAACGGAGCATACAACGCTTCAGTATCTGCGATCAAAGAGCTGAATAATTTAGCTGGTTTGATTGTGCATAAGAACCAAAACCTGAACATCAATGCAAATCTTGATGCAATGGGTAAGGATGACATCAAAAAACGCTTGGAGAAGCTCTTAGGAGCCGACACAACGCTTAAAGACAACGATATGTAATGAAAGATAAGAAAGTAGAAGAGTATTTATCTAAACAGGCTCAGAAACACATTGCTGAGTATCGTAAGAACCAACAGTTTATTGTGAGAGATTGGGGAGGAGTTAACAGGTTGAAACGCTTGTGTTCTCCTGAGATGAGAGACAAGTTTTCAAAGGCTGAGAGAATGGTTGAGAACGCAATCAACAGTGGCATGGCTGATAGTATTAAAGGCATGGTTGCGATGATGGAGAGAGCATTCTATTCACTGGTTACTGAGGTAACTGAGAGAGGTTTCAAACCTATTGAGCCAGTCGTTAGGTATTACGAGTTTGAAAGCAGAGCCTACATGATATGTGATCACGACTATCAATTAGAGCTGGTTCACAAGCTGTACGACAAAGAACCGAACACCGTGTTGATCAGCATGGAACAGCTGGTTAAGTTCTTGCCTGCACACATGAGTGACATTCTTGAGCAGATCCAAGAGTTCGCACCGACAGCTCATTTCACCAAAGTAGAAAAGAAAAAACCCAACACTATTTAATTCACTAGATCAATCGTTTGATCCAAGCGCAGAGAGCTCCTCTCTCTGTACACAGAAAGTTTTGGAAAAAATAGTTTGTAAGCACTTACTATCACGCAAAGTCTTACGCACAAAGGATTTCCCGCAAAACATGTACGCAAATGTGCAAATGTTTACACATTACATGCTTGAGCAAAGGTATAACAGCCTATACTTAGGAGTCCCTGAGAACCGCTTTTTTACTGGGATTTACGGATTGACGACACCCCGCACCCCCATTTGGCTGACAGCAGCAGCAGCTGTAGCTTTAGCTGAGTTTTACGCATTCAATTATTAATTTTTTTCAACGGATCCATTTTCCGCCCCCAAGACGGCACCCCAAGTCCGCCCATTTCAAAAGCACCCCCCTTCTTATGGTTAGGGGAGGTATGTCAAAAATTTTTGTGTATAATTTTCCACATGGCAAAACCGAAACAGTCAGTAGCAAAATCCCACGACTACCAGCGGGCAAAGAACAAGAGAACCTCTATCGGTTCCTCATCCAACACTTACCCACGCAACAAGAACAAAAAAGCACAATTCAAGAAATACAGAGGACAAGGAAGATGACAGACGAGCTATGGGATTACAAAGGTCTCTACTGGGATGAGGTCAACAAAAGATTTTACAGATGGTACGAGCTTAAGCTATTATGGCAGGAGAGAGAGATTAAAGAAAAATGCCAATCAACAGCCGAAACAAAGGAGCCCAGTTTGAACGAGAAGTAGCCAAGATTCTTAACGGTTTCTTCGCCTCTCACCAAATTGACTTCACCACCAAACGCAACCTAGACCAATATCAAGCCAAATCGCAGTGCGACCTGAACATGCCGTTCCATGCCGTAGAGTGCAAATTCTACAAGGAAGGCGAATGGTATCAGGAAGGCTGGTGGAAACAGGTGTGCCAAAGTGCGGGAGATTCCCTGATACCCGTGCTCGTGTTTAAGTACAATCGCAGACCAATCCGTGTGTGTGTCCCCATGTATGCGATTAATCCTCAGTTGCCAGCGAACAACGATATCACCGCAGTGATGCCAATTGAATCATGGCTAGATATATTGCAAAATAACTGGAGTAAATATGAAAACCTACATCCATGTAAATCAGCATAAGATCCGAGCCAACAAAAAGCACGGAACCGATGAGCCCGTGATCACCGTTAAGCAAGGTGCGTTGAATACCTATTGTCATGAGGTGGAAGTGTTAGGACCATCAAAAATTAGATACGGTGGTAACGATAAGCCTATTCTCTCATGCGGTGCCCGTGTCGTCATTGAGACGGAAGCGGAAATAAATGTGTTGAGATAATCAAAATGATAAATACTTGTATGAAAATACAAGTTACCCTAAATCTCATATTCCTAAAAATCACTATTTCTAAATAGTTGGTTTTCTAAAATCGTCTATAATTGGACAATGGCTGACCTAGACCGCATCAATATATTTGATTACCAAGCTCCAACCCCCGAAGAGTTGTTGAGAGCTGGTGGTTCAGGATCAAGAATAGAACCAACGATGCCAACGCCAGTCAGAGATTATCTCATGTACGATGTTCTCAATCCTTCAGGCAGACAACTGTTTGGTTTCGCCCAACAGGAATTGCAGAACCCATTGAACTATTTAGGTGTATCACCTCCCGCAAGAGCAGCAGCTGAAGTAGCCAAGAAAGGAATCCAATCATTACCAAGAACAAAAGATCTAGTATTTGTACACAATACCTCCGAAGAAGCCATCAAGAGTTTTGATGCGATGGGCGGAATACCATCTCCTAGTATTGCGGTCACCAAAGCCGACCAACCGTTCACTGGCTTTGGCAACATTCAATTAATTGGTAAACCTGAA